CGCAGCTGTATTCCAGTTCCAGCACATGGCCATTACAAGATGATTTTGAAAGGTTTGAACTTTCTCGTTTCTATTTTAGGTAGATTCTTTATCCTGAAATTTGCTGAAATCATCTTTTGTGGCCGTAAAAGGACTCGAACCTTCACTCCTTTCGGAACCTGATTTTGAGTCAGGCGTGTCTACCAATTCCACCATACGGCCATTTATTATTTCAAATATCTTTCGTGGACTAATTTGTATCGCTTTTTGTGATATTTCATCCACTCTTTTTTTTGGTATATCATAATGATTTTTATGAAACCAACACTTTTTAATGTTAAGGTCTTTAGCCATCTGATGAAGGTTCTCTATTGAATAAGGAACGCACACCAAATGTCTCATATTATCATAATAATATACCATTGTGACCTTGACAGGCTTCGAACCTGCATGTCCTACGGACCAGTGGGTTTAAGCCACCGCTGTATTCCAGTTCCAGCACAAGGCCATTTGAGAGACCCAAAAACTACACCATCGAAACAGGGACCTGTACCCCATAACATTCTCATTCTTGGTTTTACCTCTCTAGGTTTTGTAGGGCGAGAGGGAGTCGAACCCTCACGGTCCTTTCGGACCACAGGATTTTAAGTCCTGCGTGTCTACCAGTTCCACCACCGCCCCATTTGTAGAGATGGAAGGATTTGCACCCTCACGCTTATTCCTAAGCACAAGGCTTCTCGGCCTTGCGTGTCTACTAATTTCACCACATCTCAACTTATTTCCACTTAGTTTTCCTATTATATTTCCAAGTTTGGTATTCTCTTGCTTTATAATATTGCAACTGTTTATTCGGATTTTTATATCCTCTTCTATATCGTGGATAGAAGCTGATTCCTTCGTCCCAATATATAGGATAAAGAATGTTTATCCAAATAATGTGATATTCTATACCACTAGTTGCTTTGCTAAGCTTTGCTCTGTTTCTATTTTTTGACATATTAGGTTATTTACCTAATACATGTCAAGTCTTTTTTTCATATTGCAAATATACAGAACTTTTTTTATTAATCCAAATATTTTACAAATTCGCTTTCAATTCTTTCAACGCCACTGCTATCCAAGGCATCAATATAGCCCAGTGGTGACGTACCAGCAGCAAGCATACAGATATTTTTAAATCCGTTTTCTTTAGTTATCTGGCTATCAGCTTCTGTAATAACATCATCCATTTTAGCATATACCGATTCTAATCTTTTGGTTGCTGGATTAACGTTTCCCCACGAAACATGCGGGTCTCCGATTTCTTCAACCATAAATTTTCTTCCACTTTTTAGGTGGACTGTGTAACGTCTGTTGCTCATAAAATATTTTTTAGTGGCCCCTAACAGAATTGAACTGTTGACCTCTCCCATGTCAAAGGAGCGCTATCCCACTTAGCTAAAGGGCCAATTTGTGGGTCCACTCGGACTCGAACCGAGATTAACTGCTCGTCTCCACCTTGTAAGGATGGGATGTTTATCCTGTTACACCATGGACCCATTTGTAGGAGTGGACGGAGTCGAACCGCCGACCCTCTGCTTGTAAGGCAGATGCTCTAAACCAGCTGAGCTACACTCCCATGTGAAGCGGTGACAAGATTCAAACTTGTGTTTCAGAGGTTGCAGCTCTGCGCCTAAATCACTCGGCCACACCGCCTTATACTATCCAACGACTCAATATTTGTGCTGGCATCTTTGATAAGAAATCAGCTTCACCCATATCAGAAATTGGAACTTCAAAGAAGACACCCATTGTTTGACTAATTGGGTTCCCTTCGGTACTAATTCTTGTATTATAATAAGCAACCCCTTTTCTAATATACAATAATTCCGCTTCTGGTTTTTGCTTATAAAGCAATTTTTTGATTTCGTTCTTTTCCATAATCTTTTTTAATTAAAACCTTTGTTGGTCTCCAATCACCGATGTCAATTGTAACCTCAATAAAATCATCGTTTTCTATATTATTTACATTAACATCTTCAATAGCATCATTTGATAGCATTGGTGATTTATTAACCCCTTTTCGATTAAATAAATTTTTAATGTTAAGTAACTTTTTCATAAAACATGTGTTTTGAACCCATGACAGGATTTGAACCTGTGGTGAGGGATAACCCTTACAGTTTTGCAGACTGTCATCTTCGGCCACTCGAATCACATGGGCAAATAAAAAACCCCAGCTATACTCTAGACTGGGGCTTAATGTTATTATTAGATTTCAAATTTATAACATAGGAATCCCAGTCGTGTTAGATAACACTAGCACACACAATACAAGGAGCAATATGTTTGATAAATTTTTCATCTTAGTTTTTTGTTGTTGTTTATAAATATATGCAAATATACGAAAGAATTTTTAAAAAGCAAATTTTTTTGAAACTTTTTTTTAAAGATTTTTTACGTACTCAACGGTGATATCATTTTTCTTAATAAATCCTCTTAATTGTTCAAATGCTAATAAACTTGGTGGTTCACTCATTTCATCGTCATTTTGGGGTAGATTATGAGGTATTGATACTTCTATTTTAATCAAGGATTTACTGATATCGACACCCATTGGGTATTTGAGTAAACTTACCCTTTCTTCAGATTCGTCTTCTTTACCCCTACCATAACCAGCCCTAACATCAGCATATGATTGTAATCTATATCTATTTGATAATGAATTACCATCAATAGTAATTCTAACCTGCATTGGTATAGAATAAGACTTAAACCATTTATTTCTAGTAAAAGAAACATATGGTTGAATACTAGATGTTAATTTAAAATCATTTGCTATTATTCCCATTAAACCACGATAGTTTGTAAAGTGATATAAAGGGCCAATATTTTTACCCTCTAATAACCCCTCTCTCAATAATTGTTTAATTAAATCTTTCATTATATATCAATCATTTTAAGTTTTCCCATTTTATCGTATGCAACATTTCCAATATGAAGGTCCAACGGCCTTCCAAGGTCTTTTTCAATTATTGGTGCAACGGCTCTTAAAAATTTTGCCCATCTATAAAGAATAGATAATATAAATGGATTATCACCATTATCCGCTGCATCAATAACAGTATTAAAACACTCCCCCTCAAAAAAATTATTTATTGTAATAAAACCATTACTGCAAGATATTTCACCAGATAGGTTCAATAAAAATCTATCTATTTCATTTAATTCATATGCGGCCTCTGCTGTTTTTAATTTTTCAATCTCAACAACTGTTAATGTTGGGTCTTTTCTAAATGGAAAAGTACGATAGACTTTAGGAAAGTATTTTGGATTCTCTTGGAATGTACTTAGCCACTCATGCACCGTATCTTCATCACCAATCTTAAAAAGTCTGTCTGGATATTTGTTTGATGCATAAACCTTATGATAAGCGCCCTTACCAAATTCTTTTTTTGGTTTAATTGACATCTCTTCTAATGATTCCCTAAGATATGTCCTAATCCATTGTTTCATTATATGTCAATTATTTTTATATTCTTATTCATATCATATGCAACATTCTGAGAGTGTAAATCTCTGTCAAAATAGTCATATTTATTTTCCAAATACTTATACATCGTGTAAATTGTTTTGGTCCATTTTAAAATCTTTTTCATATCCGCATCACTAGGTCGTATTTCATTTAAGTAAACCTTAAAATCCCTTAAAAACCCCATATGTCCATTTGGGTAATAGTTATCAATTTTATGAATATGGAGCAAGCTATAAGCACCTTTAGGAAAATTTTTAATTACTTGATTTACCATATCAAAATCGGCTTTAGCATTTACAGTGTCTAATTTTTCTATTTCAGCAATATAGTAATAAGGATTTTTTTTTGATGGGAAAATACGATAGACTTTAGGGAATATTTTCGGATTTTCTTGAAATATCTTTGACCAAAACTCTACATCATTTTTTCTCCCGATTTTATATAATCTATCAGGGTGTTTATGTGACTTCAAAACAGTGTGCTGTACCCCACTACCAAATATTGGTTTTGGGGTTATGGATACTTCCTCCAAGGACTCTTTTAAACGTTGTTTAATCCATTGTTTCATATTCCATAAATATTTACATATTCAAAGAAAATCCCTAATCTTAAGAATATGGGATATGTTTATTTATTACTTGAAACCGATAAGGACGGAAATGAGCGCCATAAAATTGGTATAACCAAAAATTGGCCAGAAAAACGTGTAAAACAACTGCAAACGGGAAATTCTAACGTTATTAGGTTATTACAGACTTATGAGAGCCCTAATTATAAGAAGGTTGAGCAATGGCTCCATAGTCGATTCTCTGGGCTTAAAACGGAAACAAATAACGAATGGTTTAAGTTAAATGATGACCAAGTTTTAGGGTTTCAAGATATATGCAAAAAGCTGGACGAAACCATCCAGCTCTTATTAAAAGAAAATCCATTTTTTAAATAACTTCAATAACCTTTCCATACACTTGTTTGGTCCACCCATTGATGCCGCCTTTATTGTTTCCAATTTGGCATCCTTTATCTGGGTTCTTAGCTTTAACCAAATGTGTATAAAAACGTCCTTTGACTTTACAATACACAATATCCCCAACTTGAGCTTCTTCCCAAGTTATCGGTGCCAATTTATGTTCCTGACCAGATTTAATAAGGGGAACCATTGAGTTCCCCTTTTCCTTGGTTATAAACGTCTCACCCTTCTGCAATTTTTCCAATTTCCAGTTCATGCAAATAATCTTCAAATTCTTTATAAATCTCAAATGTGTCGGTATGGATGATGAAATCATTATAGGAATTGTAGTGTTCGGTTACATATTTCCTAAATCCTTCTAGCACCTCACCAAGCTTCTTCCCTTCAAATCCATACCTTCTCATTACATCCCCACCATTGAATTTGGATTGTACGTAAAGCTTGCGACACTCCAAGTATTCCAACCTTCTTACCTCAGTTACAATATTTGCTTCTGGGAAGAAATCGTCAATCATAATGAAGTATGATGTTTTATCCTCAGCAAATTTGAATTCATGGTTTTCGTCGGCAACATTCTCAGTCATCCACTCCAAAAAGGTCATATATGATGCTCTCTTTTTGTTACGGTCACGGTTGATTTTATTGAGTTCTTCCATTTGGAATTTCTTCCAGTTGAAGTATGGTGACTCAGCAATGAATGTAAAGATATCCTCAAGTTCATCAAATCCCTTTTCGTATCTTTCATATGAAAGACCCAAGAATTTAAAGATTTTTGGATAATCCTTTGATACTGGAATACTACCTAATTTACCACGTTTATTATATACGTTCATAAATAAACCTTCTTGCCCATATTTTAAATTATATTCTATTTTCATATTTTAATTTTTATATTTCCATATAAAACCACATGCTGTTTTAGTTAATCCTCGACAACAATTTCTACAATTAATTTTAAGTGTCCTATACACATCCATTGTTGATTCCCATTCTTTAATGAATTCACCAGCTATTGTATATTGTAAGACCCTTTTTTTATTCGCTTTTTCTGATAATATTTTTTTCGTTTTTTCTGAGTGATTTTTATTGAAGAAAGGGTTGTTATGCTTAGTTCTTTTACTACCCTTAAATGGATTATTATCTCTAAAATATGTATTATGATTTAATAACCATTTTGTTTTTTTCTCTATAACCTCTTCATCGGTTAATCCTTTTTCCTTCCAAATATCTTCAAATGTTTTGCCGTACATTGGATTATTAGCACCGCTAACGTCTACGTGATTGAATGACATTTTTAACTTTGTTCTATCGTTATGTTTATTTCCTTCCATTGGAGAGGTTTCTCCACCGATAAGAATATTATATCCAATTGCTTTATTTTGACTGTTAAGTTTATTAACCCAAAATTTTTCTTTTTGATTTAACTCTTCAATATTCGAGGCAAAATCTATTATTTCTTTCTTAAAATTTTTCCTACCATATTTTTTTATCGCTTCTTTCAAAAGTTTACCGCCACCTAAATAATATTCATTATTTTTGCTATCCTTACCAATATAGATTTTACCATTAACTAAATTTGTTGTTTTGTATATCACCATAACATTTATTTAATAATAAATATCACGACTGGTCAAGAAGGACTATGCTTTATTAAAAAATTATAGGTCATCTGTATCAATTTCACCAGAAAATCCATGAGCAAGTCTACCAATGAAGTTTCCAAGGTCATTATATGACAAATACATTGCGTTTGAATCAAAATGTTCTGGTGCGCAAGTAATGATGTCTACTTGCAATTCCTTGTAATCAAATGACCAGCAGTTACCGTTATGAAAGATTTCATTCGGTGTAAATGTGTTTTCAATGTATTCCCTCATTTGTGGGTAATCCTTGCTGGTTACAAGAATATCAGCATCACCAAATGTTTGCTTGTTCTTGTAAAACAACGGCATAGTAACCCTGTCAAAGGTTCTTTTAAGAATGTCAATTAGCTCTTTGCTAATTTCTTCAAATTCGGGTCTATCATATCGCCTTGTTACCGTATTTTTTAGTGCTCTTCCACCCATTTTTTATTATTTTATTCGTTTTATAATTATGTTTCTTTTTATGCTAAATAATTTAACCTTACCAGTTATCACCTATTGAGTTAATACTTGATTTATGCTTTGGGTGACTCCAAGTATCGGTTTCTTTATCATAGTTATAACCTCGTTGGTCTGTAAGTGTATATTTAGTTATTGTTACACCATCAACATCACAAACTTCTGTTAAGAATGTTTTTTCATGTTTAGTACCAGCAAGCGTTGTCCAAACCTCAAGTCTAAAATTTTTAGGTATTAATTTGCCTGTTGCTATTACTCTACAACAAGTCCCTTCACCTAAAACGTGAACCCTTAATCCTTCCATATCTTTATATGGATGTGTTGGGATACCATAACCACATCCACACATTCTTTGTTTACCCATAGTATTTATTTTGGTTTGATTGTTATATGCATCTTCTTACCTTCCAATTTTGGCATGTATTCCAATGCACCATTTTCTTTACATTGGCTAGCAAAACTCAAAAGAACAATCTCACCTCTTTCTTTATGGACAATTTGTCGTCCTCTGAATTGAATAACGCATTTTACTTTGTTACCTTCAGATAAGAAGCCGATTGCATTTTTGACACGATATGAAATGTCGTTTTCAGATATTTCAACACCTAAACGTATCTCTTTAATTTCACCACCCTTATTGTTCTTCTTTTGTTCTTTTGCTTTCTGTTTTTCTTGATATTGATACTTGCTGAACTCCATCAATTTACAAATTGATGTGTCACCTTGATTCTTTATCTCAATAAGGTCAAGTCCTTCAGACCTACCTAATGAAAGGGCCTCAGAAAGTGTATATACCCCGTCGTATTGTTCTGACCCAACAATTCTAATGTTAGGCGATTTAATCCATGTGTTAATTACGTAATTGTGTTTCTTTCTTTTATTCATTTTCTTTTTTATCAAATGATGACGGTAAAACATTGATTCCAAATTTCTTACCGAATTTTACTAAAAATATGATTAGAATTCCAGAACCTGGCACAATGAATAAAGCACTTAAGACGGTTAATTTGAAAACGTCAAGGCTTTGATTTTTTACCTTCGCTTTTTCCTCTTTGGTTAGTGATTTGCTTTTTGCAGCCCAAAGAAGTTTTATAAGTTCTTTTGTTTCTATCGCTTCCAGTTTTGTATCACCAATAAGCTGTTTTACCGATTTTTTTATCTTTTCCACTATATTAAAACGCAAATATACAACTTGTTATCGGAAAAATCAAATTTATTTTCTTTTCCCTTCTTTAAATGACTCTTTGGTCATTTCTTTCATTTTTATAAGGTCATCCAGCTTTAAGTTAAATTGCTTCTCAGCATATGCTTCAATCGCCCCTATGAGGTCACATAATTCACAAATAATCAAAACATTAGCGTTTTGCGATTTAGCGTCTTCTAATTCTTGTATTTCCTCGGTGATTTTTGAGTATTCACCCAAGACACCTTTTTGAATGTTAACTTTGTGGTAACCCATATAAATTAATTAATTTTGACATTCTTGGTTCAGCACAGCCAGTACCATATATCCAAGTTAAAAAATCACATTCACGAATCCCATATGAACCTAATTCAATTTTTCCATCACATAAAATATCAAAACCATCAGTCGTGGCAATTACTGATATTTCATTATACGGGAAATATTGACGATAAAAATTCAACGCACAATCAACTACGAAATTTAACCCAGATTTGTTTACTTCATCGGTTTTGATTAACTCATTCTTCATGAAATATTTTGTATGTAGAAAATCAAAACTTTCATAACGATAACACGGTGTTATTGTTTGAAATTGACCCTTGGGTAAAAATTCTTTGAGGTAAAGGTACAAGAAAGATTGTTCACCAGATGCGACCAAACACTTATCATTATGTTTTAGTTGAAACGATATACGGTCCTTAGGTTTTGTAATATTGTCAACAAATTCAGACACTGTCCATGGTGCTTCAATGCGTTTAAAACCTTGCGCTTCATAAAACTTTAGTGAATCGTCGAGTAATTTATAGTTTATCATTTTTTAAGTTTAAATTCAAAAAATGCACCATAAGATTCGTTATAACCTGGTTTGTCATAATTTACAATCCAACCAGCCTTTCGGTACGCATTTTCAAAATCCATCCAATGCTTATCAAATACTTCTTGGCGTGTTGTTCCTTCAGGTGCCAATTTCAAGATTTCATCTAGAATTTCATCCTGTTTAATTGTAAAAGATGACTTACCGAAATAATGACGATTGATGCAATTGTTTACCGCTTCGAATACAAAATCTGGAAACGCTTTTTCAACGTTATCCAATGCTTGTTGTGGTGTAATTGGTTTCATGTTATTAATCCTGTTTTAACTAATCGATGTATGTATTTAGAATGTTCGATGTTCTTTTCATTCGCATATCCAATGGTCATGTGTAACCCCCAAAATGGTCTTCCTAAACCTAATTCGGCTCTTATGCCATGCAAACCATCACGATGTTCGTGTGAAACTGGTAGCCACCAGTGTTTATCATCGGTTCTTGGCTCAATATCAAGCATGATTGGTACTTCAATACCATCCCACTTTTTCTTGACCGAATTCCAAATTTGTTTTACTTCGTCCATTGAACGTTTTCCGTTCATTGACATTTCTTTAAAACTGTCATTGATGAATGAAACGTGACCACCACGAAGAGGTTTATTCAAAACCAAATTATAACGCTTCTTGATAAACCAAGCGTAATAATCGGTTATATCACCATCAAATAATACCAACGCCATATGCTTCCAAGAAGCTTGCAAATTATGCTTTTTGGTAATGTTCTCTGGTTCGAACTCTATTCTTCCTGTAAGTAATATCTTATCCACAACATTAGTGTTATGCAAGTTTAAAATTTGGTAAGAAGGTTCTTAAGAATGCGTTGGTTTCACCACCAATTCTCTCAAGCCATCCTTGATATTGTTTTTCGTTTGCTTCATCAGTAACCATTTCGTTCCTAACAAAGTCTGGGTAGTAATCACGTTTGAAAACCCTTTCATCAACAAGAAATACAACAGCTGTAAGTGTATCGTTAAGGTCTGGTTCTCTAAACTCAGCAACCATTACACCGTTGTTACGAAGTGTTTGTGCATGTTGTTGAAGAGTCCCAAGTCTTTCAGGATTCTCATTGGTTGTACCACCGTTAAGAATAATGAATGTTTTATCCTTATTGGCAAACTTATTATAGATTGGGTCAAATGGTGGAATACCTCTTACCAGCTGACCGTATTCAACAACAGCATGTCCAAATTGAATACCTTGTTGAATTGGTGATAGATTATAGGGAACCAATCCATACATTCTATATTCAAGGAACATTTCTGATTTCCTAGGCATAGAGTTTGGTTTAAGGTCACATTTTCTAATTCTGTCGAGATAATCAATATATGTAATCTTTTCTTCAAAAAAAGAAGCCATATAGAATCCCCAACTTGTTTGCCATTGTTTTAAATCAAGTGGGCGCACTCTATCAAGTACGCACCACTCAAATCCTGTTTTTTTTTCTTCCATGTTTACCAATTTCTTGTTACATCTGCAAACAAGTTTGGATTGGTTTTAATCCAATTCAAAACCAGTGCTTGCATATTAGGAGGTATTGGAAATCCTTGCATATACACGACATCCATTACAACCTCGATTTCTTGCCCTTCAGCCAAGGTTACACCATTCTGAAGAGTCGTTTTTTTCAAAAGCTTAAATACTTTGTTCTTTATCATACGAATTTTTATTTACCATATACACCTGATTCCCAACCCAAACGAATACCATATTTTTGGCCAATCGCTTCAATATCGGCATCAGCTTTATCATCCCAATAGTCTTCATCAAAGTAAGGTTCAATGGGTATAATTTCAAGACTATCATAAGTCTGGGTACCAAACCACGTTCTGTTTGTTAAGCGAAAATCTTCAATCTTACAACCACATACTTCGTTGTTCTTAAAGTATTCTTCAAGCTCAAGTTTAATCTTAGCTTCTTTTACTTTAAATTCAGCCTCAAGTTGTGAGTTGTATTTATCAACAATCGCTTTTGCTTGTTCGTATTGTTCTTGTGTTACCTTTTCCATGATTTTTATTTTAAACCAACTTCTTCATTTTGCTTTGCAAAGAAATATAGTCGGCATCTTTCAGAAACCTTTGAGTTAATATCCTTTGGCTCCAACCCAGCTTCAGCAATGGTATCGCTTTCTTCCTTCATGATGTCTTGAACAACATTTCTGATAAAGTCACCCATCTTCTTGATGTCGATGCTACCACCGTTCATAAGGTCAAAGGTCTTGTCAAGCATTTGTTCCAAACGCCAGTCAGGTGTAACCTTATTAACCACATCGATAATCTTGTTTAGCTTAGCATCATCAACTGGCTTTAAGGTTGTTACCTTTGAAGCCTTGCTGTGCTTTTCACCCTTAGACTTGAAACGATAAACCTTACCTTCTGGAGTCATGTGTGAAAATACAACACCTTCACCAATACCCACGTGTCCGAAAGCCTTACCAACAGGACATTCTTCTTCAACCTCAAGAGTCATTTCAATTATCTTGTTTTGAGCCAATTGAGGCATATTGAAGTCGATTTCGACAGAATAGGTCTTGTAGTCTTCAATGTTGTAAATCCTAGCCTCTGGGCATCTTAAATCAGAAGAATCAACCCAATAAGCAACTGGCTTGTCATCTTCACTCTTTGGATGCGGAGTAATCTTCACACCAAAGATGAACATGGACTTATCAATGTTAGAGATTGCTACGCTCTTTTGAATACCCTTACCAGCCCACTCACCATAGATAGTGATAGTGTTTTCCTTCATGTCAAGATTATGCTTTAAGCTGATATGATAGAATAGGTTCTGGAACGCACCTCTGTTGGTTTCAACAAAGAACGCAGAGCCAGCATTATCCTTTTCAGGTGTAATGATGTTCTCTCTGGATTGAGCCCACATACCTTCCAATTCGTTGTAGGACACACCGAAGTTGGTACCATGAAGCTTGATTGTACCCTTAAAAGTCAATACAGGCTTTGGTCTTGATGGGTCGTAAATGGCATCGCCATTCTCGTCCAATCCAACGAAATTATAGCTCCTATTGATATCAGCAATCACGTTCTTGAATTGCTCGATGCTTGGAAATGATATATGCTTCTTCATAGTTGCAAATATACGATTTTATTGTGAATAAATCAAGTTTACTTCAAACCTTTCGCCATGGCTTCAATCTCTTTGATTGATTCCAATGTATCGCAGGTGTTTTTATCATCCCTAAGTGTCTTAAACACTGGGTGTAAAAGGGCATAGTTACCCTCAGAATCATTGGATAAACCGCAACACTTAACTTCAAGGATGGTGCCCAAAAGCTTATCTTGGTTATCCGTAATATACTGCATCATTTCTTCATTGATGCCAGTTGGACGAGTGAATACCTTGCCATCGGCTGATTCAGCATTTACACTGGAGATAACATTTGCGTTCTTACCAGTACCGTAGTTAAAACCAACAATCTTCAGGTCCACATCCATCTCCAACTTCATCTTAACTTGCCAGTTGGGTTTGCCATCTTTCCATGTTCCTTCATAAGCTTTAAGGATAGTTCCTTCTTGACCTTGATTTAACATATCTTGGAAATGGCCCATAGCCTCATCATATGAATCAACAGCTTTGGTTTCAACAAGGCTAATCATGCTTGGTTTACGTTCAAACAGCATATCTGATACACGATTCAACCTTAAGTAGTAAGGTGTATCTGACTTCTGCTCAAAGTATTCGTCAACATGAATGGTATCCCATACGGTAAACCTGATGGCATCCAAAGCATCTTGATAATTCATATGTTTTTCTTCAAACTTCTTGATTTCTTTGGTTACATCTTCACCATCCAATTTCTTCTTACCAATGCTTACCAGAGATGCTACGATACCGTTGCTTTCATAACGACTGATACCATCCATGGTAAGTTCACCATTCAAAACACAATCCTCAAAACCAGCAAGTTCATCCAAGAACTTAGCACCAGTAAGAATTGTTGGTTCACCTTGACGACTTTCCAATTCAACATCACCAGAACGAATAATAGCGTTGCAATAACGGCCATCCATTTTGATTTGGCTGTAACCCTTACCACCTTTTTCAAAAATCTTTTTAGCCAGCTTTTCATCATAGGATTTAGCACCCATGTAAGGTGTTTCTTCAATGAGCTTCGGGAAAACCTTATTGATAAGACTTGTACCTAGGTTCATCTTACAATCCTTTTCGATGATACGCTCAATGATATAAGCATCGTCAGCATCACATAAAGATAAAATTGCTGATAAGTGTAAAAGAGCCGCCTTACCTGTAAGTGTTCTTTCACTCAATAAAGATAACGCATCTAATGCATCTGTTAAGTCATGTGATAAGATTGATTTATCATAAGATGGTACCTGTTTGATATAGAACTTTACACGCTTGCTGTTGGCAAGATATAACACCTGCTTTAACAGGTCGTTATCTTTGTATTTACTCAGGATTTCAACTTTCTTTTTGGTTGATGATTCGCCAGCGATTTCATCAAAGATTTGTTTGATTTTCATCTTTTTTATATCGATTTTTTTTAACGATTATTGTTGCAGATTGATTTTTATCTGGTTTGGTTGTTTTTATTGATATCACTCGCATATTCATGACAGTCGATATATCAATTGGTTTTTTGTTCTTCATATGCAAATATATGGGGAATCTTTCGATTCCCCAAATTTTTTTACAACATTTTGTACAATTTTTTATCATCGTACTCCATCATGTATTCCTTTATGGTTCCAACCTTGCCTGTTTGAAGTGCGAAATACAAGCCTGTAAAGGAATCCAGACCCATTTTCTTTGTAACTTCGAATACCGCAGTAGCATACGCTTTCCTTTCGGCAGCTGTTATGTTCTTTGGCTTTCTTGGTTCCAATTCAACCCAAGCTTCGTTAAGCTTAGCTATCAACGCATCGTAGCTAGCCTTTAACCTGAAGATTTCTTCACGTCTTTCTGGGAAAGTCGCAGCAAATTCTTCGATTTCATTGGCTTTAACGACAGTCAATATGTTATGCTCAGCAGTTTTTGACTTTAAGTGGTGAACCGCAACATACGCTGGGTTCTTGATTTTAACACGATTGAAGTTACCGTCCACAACCACATAACCTTCTTCAGACCATGGCATACCTTCAAATGTTCTTATCAAAGCACCGAAGTCCTTTGCGTTCAAATCAAAAGCTTTAACCAACGGGATACCAGTCAACAAAGAAAAGTTTTTCAACACTTCATAGTTGTCCTCAACCAAAGTTTCTGCATTTCTTGCGGCCAATAATGTAATAGATGATTCACCGTGAGGCTTTACTACTATATTATATGGTGTTGTTAATTCAAATACAAAGGTTGTTTTCTTGAAAGACTTGAACAATGATTTCTCAATATTATACTTTTCTTTCAATACCTTCCAGAATAACTCATTGAAAGTAGTTCCCATCTTGTTGTTTACTTCCCCTTCACCTTCAGCAGTACCAGTAGTTGCAGCAAACCATTCTTGCTTATGCCAATCCCAATAAACTTGAATCATTGTACCATCGACTTTTTCAAGTACAACGGCAGAATTCCAGTCTATCTTAGCGGCTTGTGATTCACCGTGATTGAAGAACTTTCTGAATGACATAGACATAACCTTCCATGTATCCCTTTCAAGAATAAGACCACGACAGTCTTGTACCTCTGGGCATGACATATCAGATTCAATTTGGTCATATTTCAAATGAATCTTTGAGGTATATGTACGACATTTTAATTTAAAATCTTGTATTGCCTTAGCTAACCCAAATTTTTTTATATACTTAACTACTGATAACTCCTGTATCATTATTTCTTTTTTTATGTGACTCTGAAATTTTTCTTTTTGTTTCTTCACTCAAAACACGCCCACTTCTTTTTTTACTTTGTTCAATTTTTAATTGTATTGCCGCATCAACACCCATAATTTCTTCATACGTTTTACCTTTATTCGGATTTTTCCACCCTTTTCTAGCCTTAGATAAACTTTCTTTATGTTTATCTGACATTGGTTTTTTCTTTCCTTTATTAGATTCTGAAATTTTTCTTTTTGTTTCCTCACTTAAAGGACGAAATTTTTTCTTTTTACCTTTTAATAATTCCGACATTTTTTTTGCTGTTTCTGATGCCCACGGTTTTTGTTTTCCTTTATGTGCATCACTTATTTTTTTCTTATGTTCATCAGTTAATTTTTTACCTTTATGAAATTTTGAAACATTAGCTCGAAGAACTTCTTTTTTAGGGTTATTTGAAAATGTATCACCCCCAGTGCCCCCCTCTGCAATATTATAACCACCAATATTTTTACTAATAAACTCTTTTTCTTTTTCGTTTAAAGTATCGATATTGTCACATTCAAATATTATTTCCCATTTAAAATTATGAAAACCATATTTTTTAATCGCATTATAAAATAACCATTTCTTTTTATTAAAGGCTAATTTATGTGATTGTATTCTTTTTTCTAATGTCCCCTTTGTTTTACCAATATAAAATTTACCATTTATTGTGTTGGTTGCTTTGTAAATTATCATAGATTTTAATTTATATTATGTTATATAATATAAATATACTCAAATTGTAATTTAGTTTCATGAACCACAAACATATTTCAAATGAATCTTGTTTTCATACACTTTAGCCTTAAGCTTGAATTTTTCAATAGCTTTAGCTAAACCATTTTCCTCAATAAATTTTATTATCGCTAACATGAGCTATTCTTTAAACGTTCTACAATATTGTTGGTAATCCTCAAGCCATAATTGATATAAACAGAATTCGCAGCTGTGTTTTTGGCCCGTGCAGTCGCCATAATGACGACCATCATAGGGCTTCTTGCCTTCAGATAGGATATTTGTGTGGATACGTTTTACCCATTGAATAACATCCTCTCTGGACATTTCAAAGGGTAAATCATCGACTTGTGTTTCTTTCTCAACAAGCCAATCTATAAAACATTTCATCTTGTAGGACCATCAAGAATCGAACTTGAATCTAGAGCTTAGAAGGCACTCGTTCTATCCATTGAACTATGGTCCCATATGGGCTGCTAAGTAATTTCAGGACCGTCTCCGTGTAGTACCTCTTCCCTCGCTTACCCGTCAGTAAGCTACTCTTGGCACTCTCTACCACCTTAGCACTAATTAAGCCCAATTATTTTGTTTCTGAATCACCAGAATCTTTCGGCTGTTCTTCTTTTCCTTCAGATTTCTTAGTTTGTGGTTCATCCTTTTTTGGGGTTGTTCTTTTCTTTAAGAGAAGTTGAGCTAAAATTTTTCTTTCCAGTTTTTCAGCCTCTGTTCCTTCTTCGAGTATTCTTTTAGCCGCAAACATAGCACAAAGTTCAGAGAAGATAAACATATCTTCATCACTTACAATTAATTTACTTATTAAAAGCATAATTGTGCCCGATTGCGCTACCGTGTAATCTTTACCACCAGTTCCTTCATCTATAAGGGCTTGACCCATTTGTTTGATTTTTCCGCTAAGTTCTGTACGCCTTGTTTCGTTTTCCATAATATATTTTTACAAATATACCACATAAATTTTAAATCTCCAAATTTATTTTGAAATATTTGTTACAACACCACGAATTTTTATTTTTTGTGTTGGTTTCCAATCAGTTATTTGATTTGACATGACAGGTTTACCGCCATTTGGATTCACTGCTAACGTAACATGAGGAATCGCATTTTTTGATGGATATCCATTAACTTCTAAAGCAATTGCCATATCACTTTTACCTAAACGCTTAGTTGTCAAGCCAACTTCTTTACCTAAATCCTCTTTATTAGCGCTTTTTCCAAATTCAATTGTCATGTGATGGCCAATAAAATTCCATCCATCTGGAATTTCATCTTTATACATGCGATAAAGCATATTCCTTGATATTTCATCCAACACAACACCTGAATACAAGATATTGGAATCGGGATACATATCCTTAGATTCCAATATCTTCTTAAGTGTTAACGGACCCACACTCTTATGTGTCTTAACCATTTGTTCAATTTTGTCAAATGGAACACCATGCTGATTCCTTGCTGCCAAGGCTTCAGTTGTTAATCCACCAGTACCAATGTCAACAATTTGGATATTTTCATCTGCGTACCCCAACTTCAATGCATGTACAACGTAAGCCTTAGCCTCGTTTGCCTTTAAGTTGGTGTTGTCAATAACAACTGGTGAAATTCCTTCATCCATTGACCTTTTAGCATTGGTAAGGTTTTTTGAGTGCATACGACTAAGGTCAATAAAGTTTTTAGATTCATTCATCTTAGCGAAAAAGCCTCTGTAATCACCAGTTGCTTCAATCAAGTTGTCGGTTGAGTGTATAACACCTTCGCCAACCAAAGACTTAGCTTTGGTTGACTTGCCGCCACCAGATATTCCACGCATGATAACCAATACCTTATCTGGTCTTGTTACAGGTACACCCAATGAGTTCTTTTGAACTTCTTCACGTAATATTTCTTTGATTTTATTCTTCATCTGGCAAATATACGAAGATTAATTGAAACCACCAAATCTTTTTAAAGATTGATATATACTAATCCATTGGTATCAGTAAAAGTATCCCCAGAATTGTATTTCTGTAACATATCTTTCCAACCCAAACCAAATGTTTTTTGAAGATGTGGGTTATCTTGGAACTTCCAAGTGCCACCCCATTCCCATCCAGCTCTTCTGAATACGTTTACTACTTCCATCCAATCAGCAATTTTATCACCGTCCCAATCTTTTTTAATATCCCATGAGACTTCTTTGTCATTAATTAATAACGCAAAATCAAATGCAACCCCATAATTATGGAAACTTTGACCACCTTTAGCTTGGGTTACTTTTTTGCCTGGTTTTGTACGACCTTGCGCATAAAGTGCATTTTGTTCATCAAATGTTCTAAGTGCTTGTACAATTCTTATTTCAGAGTGGGTTGTTAATTGAGCGTTAGCTTGATTAATTAAAAACGTAACTTCATTTCTTAATTTAGGATGAAGTAGTTGAATCCTTTGTTGTGTAACATTATCCATGTTTTAATATTTTATTCTTCTTTTATTATAATGTGTGTCATAAACACCTTGTGTTAAACCATAGTCAACTATTACCAATGAATCACTACCACCTCTATTAACCAAACCCCATGAACTTAATCTACCAAGGTCACCAGAATCACTATCGGAACTCATAAGAAAATCCATAACATCATTTGCAAATTCACTGTTATCCAAAAATTCTTTAACTTCTGGGTCAATAGAAAAATATGCTTTTCGACCCCTATTTTCAGCAGTTTGATTTCTGAGATATAGACTAAACGTTAAAATATCAACACCAACAATTTTTTTAAATACGCTTGGTGATACCTTACGTGCCAATTCCATTTCCACCCATAAAGCATCATTATGATATTCATATATTTGTGCAACTATATTTGAAAAGTATCTTTCATTACCATATTGTATTTCAACTTCGTTTTGTGCGATACCTTTTCTATTTTTAGCAAGTTTTAAAACTTTTTCGTTGTCCACTTTATATGCAATCCTTCCAGAACCAGATGAAATACGTTGAAGATGTTGTTCGCAATATCGTTGTCTTTCAGCAAAAGACCTTAGTGCTGCAAATTGCTCTATATTCCATGTAGTTGGATAATCTTCACCCATTACATCCTCATATATGTCTAATATCTTCATTATTTAAATGATGTGTTTTTTATTAACCTTGATTTTTTATTGACAATTTGTAACGCTGAATCTAATAGTATTTCTCTACGGTCCATTTTTTCTGGTACTGGTGAAAATACAACCGTATCGGCCATTGGACCAGAGGCAGTTGCAATATCAGTTGGTGACATATCAAGAGGTATTGTGCTGGTTGAGTCAAATGTATACCTTGATTTTTCGGCTGATTCTTTGCCCATTTCCCTTATTATTGCTGATAACTTAACATAATCATCTAAAAGAGCCCTATTTTCAGCGACCAATTTAGAACAATCATCACTTTTAAAATATGTGCCAATGAGATAGGTTCCTGAACCAAAAACCAATAAAACCAAAAGAACCACAAAACGCTGTTTCATGGTAAAAAGCTGTAAAATCTTAGCATATTCTTTCATATTCATAAATATGCCCCATAAATGAAAAAAGGTGCCAAAAAGCACCTTTATTTTGCGGAGAACAGCGGAGTCGAACCGCACCCAGCTTCTTAAGCCGAGCGTCACGCTTAGCAGGCGGACCCCCTCACCGTCAGGGTTTGCTCTCCGTAGTGTAGTCCCAAAGGGATTCGAACCCCTATAGTCTGCTTAGAAGGCAGACGTCCTATCCAGTTGAACGATGGAACCATTCTGGACCGCTAGGCGGGATTCGAACCCACATTTGATATTATCGCAGCTCCAATTACAGATAACGGTTTAGAAGACCGATTTGGCTACAAGCGGATGTGTGAATTTATTTGACTTGATTAACAATATCACTAAAAAGTAGGTGGCCTCGGCGGGGGTCGAACCCACAACAAACGTTTAGGAAACGCTTATGATAACCATTTCACCACGAAGCCATTGGTAGTCCCAGAAGGATTCGAACCCTCTAATTATTTTCAACATAGTGTAATTTTCTATGGCAATTTGAACATAAAATAATACACTTCTCAACTTCCCTCATTATTTTTTCAAGACTGTATGTGTTATAGATTAAATTTGAAACTTCAAATTCTTTACTATTCCTATCTTGATGATGAAAATCTAAACAGGCTATATGTGTTTCGCCACATTTTTCGCATTTTAGTTTAGACTTAAAATCACGATACCATTCTTGGTTTCTTTTCTTATTTTTTAGATTTCTATTTAGCGTTGTTTGTTTATTACGGTTGTAAGATTCTTTTCTAATTTCTTTCCAACATAATACACAAGCGCTATGATAAACACCATTTTTTTTATTTTTAAAAGGAAATTGATTCAACTCTTTTTCCTTTTTACACCTTGAACAAAATTTTCTTTCCATAACTTTTTTTAATAAATATTGCGAATTATTAAAAAAGTTCGTAACTGTGACCTTAGAGGGATTCGAACCCACCACTTCTCTTGGTTCGTAGCCAAGTGTTTTATCCAGTTAAACTATAAGGTCATATCTGATTCGTAGTCAGGTGCTTTATCCAGTTAAGCTATGAGACCATTTGTGGTTCCAGAAGGATTCGAACCCTCACCAAACTTACTTCGAAGGCAAGTATGCTGTCCATTACACCATGGAACCATTAATATTCCCAACCCTTATGTTTTATGTTAGGAATTTCGGTTTTAGGAACCCTGCGAATCTTACGGTTGCGCTGGTTCTTTAACCATTTTCTTGAATGTGACTTATGACCAAGAAATCTTTCAAGATGTTCAATCTTTTCTAAACATAAACTCATAAAATAAGATTATTTTAGTCGCGTAGAAGGGAGTCGAACCCTCTTGGCCTGCCTTATGAGAGCTGGCTGTATTCCAATAACCTACGCAATGTGGTTAAGCGGGTCAGGTGAGAGTCGAACTCACATCTCGCAACTTAACAGGTTGCCGTTTTAACCATTAGTACTACCGACCCATGAGCCCCGTAATTCAATTTCATTATCGTATCCCAAACGGGGCCACAAGAATACGATTCCAATTGAGGACTGTGAGAATTTCGAAATCTCGACCCGCACCTTAACAGGGTGCCGCTCTGCCTCTGAGCTAACAGTCCATTGGTGTCCATGAACGTTTTAAACCGTGTGTGCCCCATGGACAGAGTGCTCACAACCTTCTATCTTTATTTAATCTTTAATGATTAAATGTATATCAACCCCATTGACTGAATTATTAAAATGTAAAAATGATTTCTCAATATCAATCAGTGTGAAATCATAATCGACAATTTCAACATAATAATTTTTATCAATTTGTTTACAACCGTTATTTTTTAATTGTACCGAATTAAATATTTCGTCACCTTTTTGTGTATTAAAAAATGCCCAGATTGTATCTAACTTATTTAATTGTGAACACATGTTATCAATGTATTCTTTAGTTTGGTTTTCAAACCCTAAAATTTTTATCAAATTCATATTATTTACGACCTTTTAGCCAGCCGTCCAATATATAAGTATGTAACTCGTCAAGTTTTACTTTTTTGTTAATCCCATCCTTAGTTATCCAGCAGGTACCATATTGAGAGTTCGTTTTTCCAATACCGTAACCTACTTTCTTTTGGCTCATCAATTTTTTTGTTTCCTCTGAATGTGACATTCCTAAAAATCCAGAGCTACCAATATGATTGTGGTTTCCACTTTGATATGTTTTACGAACACTTTCACTTAGCTTTCTTTTCCATTCTTCATAAAATTTTTTATCTGTTTTTAACTTAGTTGTAAACGCTTTATTTCCTTCTCTACAACAATTAATTTTTTGTTCTTCAGTTAAGAAACCTCCAGTACCACCTAAACCTAAATTCATACATTTGTCATCTTGTATCAACTCTAAATTTACAATAGCTTTTTCACGCTCAATTAATAATTCTCTACTTTCACAGAACTCCAAGATTTCTTTTATATGGTTCTCTTTACCATATTTCCTGATGCTATATCTAAGACGTTTCCCACTTCCCATGTAACCATCGTCAAGATTACTGGTACTATGCATTCCGATATAATATCTACCAGTGACCACACAAGTGGTTTTATAGATATAGTGTATGTTTGCTTTTTGCCTTCCCATATAAATAAATATACGGGAAGTACAAAAAAGTCGATGGAGGATTGGGTGGGATTCGAACCCACGATGGTCTTGCGACACTGGGTTAACAGCCCAGACTTTTCGGCCTCTAAAGCAACCAATCCATTATGTCGTGCAGATGGGATTCGAACCCACATTTGATGTTATCTCAAGATGCCAGTTACAAGTGTGATGTATATAAGACACCGCTGCTACTGCACGAATTTGTAGCGACGACGGGAGTTGCGCCCGCTTATCCTCTTAATACCGCTCTAACTCTACATGGTGATAATTTTCTTCTGTCCCAACATCCCGTTGAACGCAGTTACTCTCTTATCGTTTGCTTTGTTAGAAGCATTAGTCTGGACCCCTATTAAGGGTTACTCGGTTCGTCCGAGCGAGGTCTGACCTCCCCATCCCCAATTAAAGAACTTGTTGACCCTACAGGATTTGAACCTGTGACCTTATGATTATGAGTCATTTGCTCTACCGCTGAGCTAAGGGTCAGAAAATAAAAGTATTTTTTAATAGTAGATATTCATCGATTGATAATTCTTTTGCTAAAATCATGTCAATCTTCTCAACATCTATATTCGGCGTATTAAGGATTTTGAATAAAACTTCTAATGTTTTATCCTTAGATACACCAGCATCTTTAAATGCCTCTATTAGTTTCTCTATCATTGTTGTGCCCGTGGGAGTCGAACCCACCTTGTTCCGAAGAACCCACCGTATCAGGATGGTGCCTAAACCGCTCGACCAGAGCACAATATTGTGGGCATACCAGAAATCGAATCTGGGTTTCTTGAGTATCAGTCAAGCGTTATAACCACTCTACTATACGCCCAATTTTGCAGTTTTTAAGTCATATCAAGGGACGGAGGTGCAAGCTCCAAAACTTGGGGAGGGGTTTAACCCTAAGGGCGCATGATGGGATTCGAACCCACGGTGTTTGATATAATCTCATTCTGGTTCACAGCCAGATTCCATCGACCACTAGGACAACACACGCCATGTTGCTGTTACGGTTGGATTTACACCAACTTCTCCGCTTGTACTTTACGGTGCATTATTCACATATGCTACACTAACAATGTTTGGGTAATTGAAGGGGCTCGAACCCTCGACCTCCTGAATCACAATCAGGCGCTCTAACCAACTGAGCTACAACTACCATTTTGATAAATCCAAGGTTATCAACCTTGCATACGGATGAGGTATGTCCTTATGGAATCGAACCAACACAGCCAGTGCATCGGAAGATTTATCTTGCGGAGAGAATGAGACTCGAACTCATGCGGCAACTTTCGTCACCGACTCGCTTTCCAAGCGAGACCGATACCAACTTCGGATGACCTCTCCAATTTACATACCCGTGTGGGATTCGAACCCACGGACCCCGATTAGGGGCCTCCGATTTCAGGTCGGTGCATTCAGCCTCTCTGCCAACAAGTATATAAGCGGAAGCGGACGGATTCGAACCCTCAGACGATATTGCTACCGCCCCACTGTTTTCAAGACAGGGCCCCGCACCAATGGGGTCAGCGCTTCCAATTGCTAATGGGGGAGGACTCGAACGCTCCACGGTGCGATTCAATAAACAGCAATTTGTGCTAGCTAGCTTGTGGTCAACCCGTTACTGCTTATCTATCTCGTTATCACCACCCCTGAGACAAAGGGGTATGTCTGCCATTGAGTCTTTTGACTCAGATTTCATCACCCATTAATTTGGTTTTCAATTCAATCAAAGAACTATAAACTGATTCAAGCCAATCAACGATTTCTTTTGCTGAATAGTTGTTGTTTTTATACGCATCTAATTCTTCTTTGGTAATGCGTATTTGTTCATCTAATGTTAATTTTGTTTCGAAATTACTATTATTTTAGCACGGATGGTTGAAGTCGAATCAACAAGCTACTATTACTTCGCACAGTTTTGGAGACTGCTTACCTCGCCAATGGATGCACCCGTATTTTGCACGAACATTCAGATTCGAACTGAAAACTGTAGTTTTGGAGACTATTATGATGCCGTTTCACCATGCTCGTGTATATATAAGAACTTTTCCTTTCTCTTTTACAAACTTCAGCTCTGTTGAAAGGCCCAGTGCTAAAGCTTTTTGTTGATATTCCTCAACAATCTTGTCAAAATCCCTTTCTAACTCTTTGGGTTTCACCGTTCCTAGTTTCCTATAAAGTTCATCTGACATAATGAAAAAAGCCTCTGGATTTTAGGTCAGAGGCTTTATATTGTGAATCGTGATTTGCTGAGTTTTTATCCCCAAGTATCGTCACTATTAAGCATGACCTGTCCGTTTGAATTACTACGTATAATCCAATTAATCGAATTCATATGTCTGTTAATAGTTCTCATTGTTTTTATGTTTGTGGGTTTTCCCGTTAAGTAATAAATATATGCAAATATACGAAAGATTTTTTAAAAAGCAAATTTTTTATGAACTTTTTTTAAAAAAAATTTTTAGGCATACATATCGTCGTCATCGTCATCATGATTATCATGACCATGATGATGCCCATGATGGTGTCCATGCCCATGTCCATGACCTTCATGCTCACGGTCTTTTTCCTTTTCTTTTTCTTGTTTTTTCTCTTGCTCTTTTTGGTGTTTATACTCTTTTTTTCCATCACGAAGCTTAGAAGCTACAATTCTTTGAAATCTATCATAAATAACATAACCCCTATTTGGGTTATCATCTAAATTTTTAGCAAATGCCAAAGCATCTTCTAATGAATCGGCGATAATTTCATTAACTTTTGGTATAATACTATCTAAATATTTTACACTAATTATGTGTTTGTCGCATAAATTTTGGCGATTGTCTTTTTTTTCTGGTCTTTGATTTTTCATTTTTTTTGGTTTATAAATTAGTATTCATCGATATCATCCCATTCTTCTTCATCACTTTCTTCATCTAACTCAGCTTCGCCATCCAATATTGATTGAAGATATTCTTCCCCAATAAAGGTACCGAATTCACCCCCAAATATTTTATTAAATGTATCGTATTCATCTTTGGTGATTTCTTTAAATTCTATTCTTGATAATAGGTCTTCGCCGTTTGAATAATATAAACATTCAGAATTAGCATAATACTCAAAACTCCATGTGATGCTGGTTGCAATATCTTCAAAATCATTAACTTCTTTCTCAGTCATTATTTTAAATCCATGCACATCAAACTCTTCACCATGGTTATCTATAAAAATTGCTAAATACCTTGCCATATTTTTTTATATAAATATCTAGGTAACGACAAAAAAAATAGCCCCATAAAAATGGGGCTATTAGCTTAAGGTCTTAATTAAATTAAAGACTGTTGTAAGTCTTTAACAAAGAAAGGAATGTTTGGTAGGTGTCTTTGTCTACATTTTTATTCCTGTAGTTTTCTTTGATTCTAGCCTTTACATCAGAAAGGTAATTTCTACCAAATTGATTTTGTCTAGAGGCTTCTGAAAGAGACAACTTTCCTTTGATTGCGGTCTTAAGGATTTTAATACCGTTTTCAACACTAGATTGGGTTCTAGTCTTCTTCGTTTTAGCTGACCTTGCGGTTTTTGTGTTTGGCATAGTACTGGATTTTTAATTCGTGTTATTTATTAGATTACAAATATACGAAAAAAAATCAGTTCGTGCAAGTTTTTTTACAACAATTTTTGAAAATTATTATATTCAGCCCTAGCGATTGCGTCTCCAAGCTCTTTACCCTGCTTTAAACCATGTGTTTTCATTAGTTCTTCACCAGAAACTGTCAATTTGAATACTATAAAAGCTTTAAGTAGCTTAGAATCAATATTTTCATGACCGCCAAATTTACTAATCTGACCATCTGTTACACCTGAAACTTTTTGCATTCTTTTAAGCTGAACAGCTGTTTCAGGTGTAAGATTTAACAAATTAAGTAAAAATGTAATACCTCTAATTTCGTCAACGGTATATTTCAAGTTGTTTAGTTGTTTAGAAACAACGCTTGGATTATTCCCAACCAAAAGAGTGCTGATAACCAGAATAGGGTCTCTTTCTTCAAGAAAATCGTTGTTTACTCTCAATCCTTTGAATATCCAATCAAACAGACCATATTTGTCAATAAGGCTCAAAAAGTGTTTAACAGACTTAGCTGATTGGATACCTTTGATAAACTCATCGCGAATCCTTTCACCTGAAATACCATCAAGACTAGCATCGTTTCTTAATGCAGAGTCAACCTGAGGGTCCAAACCTGACCCAAACCTACCAGCAAATCTTATAGCTCTAAGAATTCTAAGTCTATCTTCGTTAAACCTTTCTTCAGGGGTACCCACGGTTCTTACTACACCGTTTTTAAGGTCTTCTATGCCACCCACAAGGTCAACAACCTCATGGGTATCTATGTCATAAAAAAGGGCGTTAATAGTCAAATCTCGACGTTTAACATCATTCTCTATGTTGGTGAACTTTACGGAATCTGGTCTTCGAGAATCAGAAGACCCAATATCTTCACGAAAAGTAGCGATTTCGTATTCCCCTTGGTTGGTAAAAACATTGATTACACCAAACGCTTTACCTGTTGGGAGTGTCCTGAACCCAGCTTGGGCCATGATTTGTTCAACCCTATCTGGAAGGGCGTCAGTGGCCAAATCAAAGTCTTTTGGCTGTTTACCCAACAAAGCATCACGCACAGCACCACCAACAACATAAAGCTTATGGCCGTTATTTTTAAAAACGTCCTTTATAGCCAATATATCGCTAGGTATGTTGATATCGTATTTAACCCTATTTTCCATTAGTTTGAAACGCAATGATTCGCGTATAAAATTTTTCATTCTATACAAAGATACACCATTTTTATCAGACGACAAAATCTTTTTAGGCATATTTTCGTTTTTTTAATATTTGGTTATCTTCTATCTTTGAGAAATCAACCCCTCTATCGGAAAATTTAGCAAAATGAAATATCAAGTCAGCAACCAATTTAGTAAAAGCATCCCCACCTGTTATATTAACCAACGCTTCTCTGGTTTCTTTTGGTAGTTTACCAGTATTAAAGTAGATTTTATCAGCTTGTTGTAGATTTTCTGAAATATTATCGGGGGTGTTATCGGCACCGCACTTATGACAAAAATACATATCCGAGCCAGCCTCGGATTTTTTCCAGCTCCAACCACATTTACCACAGGTGATTTTATCCTCAATTCCTTCCCTAAGTAAGTGTTTTATTAGTGATTTCATATTGGGTTTTAATATAAATATCCCAATTTGTCGACTTCTTTTACGGCTTGTATAAACCTTTCTTGGTAGTCCCCCCCTATTACAACATATTGAATTTTCTTTGCGTCTAACTCAGATTTAATTTTGTTAAAATGTTCTTTTCTCCTTTCTGGGAAATCACGGGTTCCATCATCAACCCAAGGTATATCGATATCCAACAATATATAAAGGTCAAAATATTGTTTAAAAATAACTTCACCTATTACAGTCGAGTCAAATTGTTCACCAAGATACATTTTTCCAAACACCTTAGTCGTTATTGCTTCAGTATCAACAAAAAGAACCTTGTTACCCCTTTTTAGTTTCTCACTAATAAGTTTTTGATGACCAATTGCAATATTTTCAAAATCTAACGGTGTTAGATTTTCCGTGCCGCTAATCTCTGTATATGTTCTACCATACTCTTCAACATAATCAGTACCATAATGGGTTGCTAACTTCTTAACTAGCGTTGATTTACCTGTTGATTCTGGACCAATGATAACAACACGCTTTGTGAAGTATGGTTTTACCACATCAGGAATAAACTTCCAATTTGCATATGGATTTTCTCTAACTGCTGTTCCAGAAACAGCATAGTGACTTCTTGGTTGGTCAACCAACACGTGTTTAATCCCCAAATATTCGGCAAACTCATCACCGTATTCTTCAGATGTAAAAACAGCATCCAACTTTTTTATGCGATTATAGACACTGGGGACCCAATATTTCTTATAAAAAACATCAACCGATTCACACTCATGTGGATATTGTGGATTTGGGTCAGTACACCATATAATACGAATGTTAGGTTTATCTTTATAGATTTCCTTCAGCCAACCATACCTTAACCAGCCATCGATTGGTTGTGTTCCGTCAGAGCAAATCATAACGTGGGTTGTTTTACATTGCTCAGCTGCTGTATCAATTAAATACAGATGCCCACGTTGCGGTGGCATGAATTTACCCAATACTAAACCGTTGTCATATTTTTTACCCATTTTGTTGCTCCTTTAATTGAAAAACCGATTAAAATAAAAAACAATATCGCTGACCAGTACATTCCTTGATTTAAAAACATTATTATAAAAAGTACATCAGCAATAATCCATGTAAAAAAACCATGAATATACTTTTTTGCCAAATACCAATTCCCTAACATACTTAGAAGAGTTGTCAAAACATCTAATTCTGCTTGTGGGTTATCAGTATATCTTTTTAACAAAGGTACCGTAATAAATCCAATTAAACAAACAATTAATAGGTCTCTGACCCAAATATTGTGGTTTAATAATATGCAAGATTCATCTTGTGTCGCTTTCCAATAATACCAACCATATATGCATTGTCCTAATATGATGGTATCGGCTATAACTTGACCATATAGATGCTCATTAAAGACTAGATAAATGTAAATCAACGTTGCAAGAATCGCTGAGGGCCAACAAAGCACGTTTACCTTTACAGTGTAATATGCTGAAATAAGTGTTAATATTACCGCTATTATTTCCATTACTCATCGAATAATTTTCTTTCCTTTAAGGAATTAAATAATTTATCCGCTCTTTCTTTTGCTTCACGAATAAACTTTATATGTTTGGCCCTTCGTATAATCTTACGAATACCACCAATTGTTTTTACTTTCTTACCCCTTTTGTTGCCCCAGTAAAGATATTGTCCTTTCATATTTTAATTCTTAAGGTTACAAAATAATTTGCCAATGCCGTTGGGAATAAAAATCGCTTATTGTTCATCGCATAGCCATTAAAATAGAACTTGTTATTTGTGATGTTATTACCTTGAAGTGACAACACAAGATTCTTATATGAATATGATGCATTAAACCCAATGGTTGTACATGCTGGTACGCTAAACTGATTTTCAATGTCAATATAAGCCTTAGAATAAATTGACTGATTTACATTCATTGAAAATGCCTTGTTTGTATAGGTCAATGATTGATTGAACATTCGATTAGGACTGAATAATTGTTGTTTATTATCAACACTAAAACGACTGTTTGAAATGCTGCCATTCACGCTATACTGAAAGGATTTGTTAATTGTATAATCAATGTCAAATTCAATTCCCTTCCTAAAACTCTTGTCAACATTAATCATCATCGGTAAGCTATTTGCCCCCATCGGGCCAGCTGGAATGATTTCATTTTGAAATGACATGTAATACAAGTTTGCTTGTAATGTCAATTTATCACCTTTATGGTTTACCCCAAGTTCAAGGTCAACTACTTCCTCTGGTTTAACGTTGTTTAAATCAGTTAAGTAAAGACCACCATTAAATAAAATATTCCTTGTTGGTTCCCTATGCGACATACCAATTGAATAGTAAACATCAGTGTTTTTATCCAAAAAATATTTAAAACCAACCTTTGGATTTGTAAATAACCAAGTGTATTTACCTAATGCTTTATCCCCAACATATTTAAAATCAACATACCTTGCTTGCAAATCAAAATACATCTTGAGTTCCTCAGGCCCAAAGATTAATTTAACAAAGCTACTGGCTTCATTTTTATTTCCATAATTTTGGTAGTTGCTCTTCAATACACTACTGTCAACCATTACGAATTCAGTACCAAAGTGATTTCGCCTATATGTATTCAACGATAAACCAACAGATAGCTTTATGTTATCATTTTTGTAATCATATTGTGTTATATAACCAGCCCAATTTGAATATTGATTCTCTTGTGCATAATAACCAAGTGTTGGTAAAGACTCTTTATTAAAGACATCGTAATTACCTTCCAAGTGATTAACAAATAAGATACTTGTTAGTTTACTTTGTTTATTAAAGATGTTGGTGTTATGTATTTGGATATGGGTTTGATTGAAAAAGTCTTTCCTGTCATTACCCCTAGGATTATCACGATAATTAACCTTCAGCACATCTTCATCAGATGCCTCCCACGCCATTTGGTTTCGGCTAAATCCGCTAAACACAACAAATTTAGTAATGCGTTTTTCACCATAATACCCACGGGTATAAAATATACTACCACCGTGGCTTCCAGAATTCCGCCTAAACCCATCAGTTGTCATCATACCAACATTTAAAAAGCTTGCGTGTTTATTTTTCAATCCGCTTGAATACGCAGCATTCAATCTGAAAGTATTAAATGAACCACCACCAATTTGAACCTCAGAACCACGGTTTAAACCTGTCTTGCTTTGGAAATTAATAGACCCAATAAAGGCAGCGCTACCATTCGTTGATGAACCAACCCCTCGTTGAATCTGAATTGATTGAATAGCGTTGATAAAGCTTGGGAAGTTTGATGTATACACACCATGGTCTTCAGGCTCATTTAATGGGACACTATTTAATGTCATATTAATGCGGTTCTGACTGGCACCTCGCATACTAACGTATGTATAGCCTTGTGAGTGACCACCATCTGTATTTGAATACATTGACGGATATGACCCTAATAAAATTGGTACCTCTTGACCTTGATAACTAGACTGAATGGCTGTATCCCCGATTGTTTTCTGGGTTATAGGGGTGAACTTATCAGCCCTAACCGCAGTAACTAAAACAGGTGACATTTCGGTAATCTTTACTGAATCCTGTGCAAATGATTGATAACCAATTAGTGATACTAATGCAAATACAAATAATTTTTTCATTTTTTGTGTTAATTTTTTTGTTCAGATGCAAATATAGGGGGAATTTTTGACATAACCAAAAAATAAATGGGGAAAATATTTTCCCCATTTATTATGCCACTGGATTTGATTTTAAGTAGTCCTCTTTTGAGGTCTTCTTTTTTGGTTTCCAACCACGAGCAATACGAGCTTTATGAACATTTTTCTTATGTTTTTTCTTATTCCTGTAATTACCAATTAGGGTTGTTGTCTCTTCATAACTCTTAATTATTTGGTCTAAAAGATTGAGCTTTTCTTTATCTGTCATACTTGAAGTCTTATATGTTCGGTTCCAATATTTCATATAAGGTGTTAATTTTTTCTCATCTTCAGTCAACATTGAATTTAAGATATCGTGTATCTCATTTGAAAATTTGCATTTAATCATTGCGATAGGACTTTGTTTCATATTTTTGTTTTTTTTTATTTGTTAATTTTTATTTATGTGTTAAATTGTTGTTTTAAAATATGAATTATCCTGTTGGTCCTCTAATTGTCTATTTCATAATTATAAATTTTAGTTATTGTTATTGGTTGTAATTAACTCTTTACCATATAGCGGTAAGTTACTGCATAGCTTTCTTGCATCAGTAGACGCCTCAAAAGCAACGGCTGTAATTTGATTGTTAATATCTGGTTCTCTGAAGATGGTATATTTGATACCACGAAGACTGGCTTTGACAATAAGGTCTATCAAAGACTGTTCATCTTTTGTTGTGAGAATTGCTAAATGATTGGATTGTTTATGCCATTCTGTTGATACCTGAGGGTATTCGTGTTGAAAATCAATGGCAGCATGTGCGGCTTGGACGCATTGTTGTGGAAGGGATAAATCACGTCTTGTGATTACTCTAAGTTTTTCTGTGTTAGAAATCTAGTGTGTCATAACTGTTTGTTTTTTAATAAATATACTGTTTTTGTTAAAAATATCAAGTGACCCAGAGGGGATTCGAACCCCTACCCACAATTTTAGAGATTGGTGTGCTGCCATTACAACCACAGGGCCAATTATACCACAAAGATAAGTGGTATTTTTGAAATTACCAAATTTATTTTATCAAAAATTTTCCAAGCCTTTTTACCCTTTCTTTTAATTGCTCATACGTCCCATTATTATCAATTATAATATCTGCGTCTTGTTTGGTTATATTAAAAGAACTTGAATCTTCTTGTGGAAGTCTTTCCGATGCATCCACCCAAATGATTAGGTCAAATAGATTTTGGTTTCTACATTCTTGAATTTCAGTCCAATCTCTCATACCAACATAGGTATTATTATACTTCAAGATTTCTTTAGCCAATTTAGCCTTGTCATCTTTGTTATAATCACAAATCATTTGGTACCATTCGTCTCTGTGATTAATCCTATCTTGAAAACATTCTTCTGGCGTTTTATAACCATATTTGTCTTTAAGTTCATTATAGATGAAAATGTCGGCACACGCTTGAGATGATGAGATAAAATTTATTCCATAATACTCTTTTAATAATTCGGCTACCGTATCTTTCCCATGCCGAGCATGTCCTATTATTAGCAAATTTATATTATTATAAAACTCCTTAGAATATTTATGGTGTTCATAAATTTGTTCTAGTGTATACGCATCATAGGCAACAAATCCTCTGGTATCCAATGTTTTCTCAATATGAAGTTTCGCAGATGATTGTTCAATACTTAGATAATTATAAAACTTAATAGCTTCCTCTGGATTAAAAAATTCTATTATTTGTCCTTCAACGGCTTTTTCTTTCGCTTCAGCAATATCCATATTGAGATATTTTCTAAGATACTTAAAAACTTCTACTTTGTTTATTGAAATGAGTTCAACTTTACAAATATTTTTCATGTTGCAAAGATACTAAACTTTTTTCAATTAGACAAGTAAATTTACACGACCTTTATAGATATCTTTTATACTAGCTGTTTTATTGGTAATATGGTCAATGACAATCCCATCTTTAACACGATATGTCCTACGTTTATCACTTCGCTCACCAGTACCAATCTGTTCCCTTCTTGTCTCAGATTCTTCTTCCATAAAACCAGTTAAATAATAGTGATTAACTCTTCGTTTAATTTCTTTATAGGCATCTTCACGATTACTTAATTGGCTTCTACCATCACGTACAACCTTTATACCAGTTGGGATATGTGTCATAATGACACAAGAGTCCGTGGTGTTTTTATGTTGACCACCTTTGCCAGTTCCTCTGGTTGTTTCAATCTTTAGTTCATGTTGGGGAATTTCAATCTCTTTAAATGATTGATTTTCAAGTACGGCAATGGTTATGGTACTGGTATGCACCCTACCACGATTTTCTGTCGGTGGTACACGTTGCCATCTGTGTGAACCTATTTCGTTTTGGAAAAAATCTTTGACATTTTGGCCGCTTAGTCAGATTGAAGCAAAGCCATCCCGTTCTTCGAGAACTCTTCAGTTGAAGTTATTGTTTTTGGCCGCTTTGATATAGATGTCTTTCATATCATGAACTAGCAATTTGGAATCTTGTCCACCTTCGCTAGCCCTAATCTCTAGTGTAATTTCGTTTTTCATATTTCAAAATGGGTTTTACCAAACCCTAAATTTTCGTTTTTCAGCCCAAACGATATATTGATAATTGCTGTTTTTAACAGCATTAATAATACCGTTTGTTCTTTTAGTACTAATGTAATGTGGGAGCGATTCGAGAAAAAGGATTAAATCCTCTTTGGATGTGATTTTCTTGCAGCTTGCTACCCATGTTGCTTTTCTTTTCCTTTTTTGCATATGACAATTATACTGGAATAACTTTCCAGCTGAGTTTTAAATCATTCTAATTGTCTTATGTCAAATTGCTATAACATGGTTTCTATCTTTAAACGCAAACGGCCCCGTAGGGCCTTTGCAATATCACAGGATTATGGTTTTGCATCACAAGCGTTTGAATTGCTGAAATAATCCTTTTTGTTGCGGGAGTAGGATTCGAACCTACACTTGCATTTGATGTCTCTAGGTTATGAGCCTAGCATGTTGCCAATTACACTATCCCGCTATGTTGTTGCGAGGGGTGGATTCGAACCACCGACCTTCTGGTTATGAGCCAGACGAGCTGCCGCTGCTCCACCTCACAATGTTTGTGTCCCTTCCAGATTTGATACTGGGCTAACCCCCTATACGGGGCCGTGCTCATTACACTAAAGAGACATTATCGGAATCATCTTTTGGTTTCATTTTTTGGTTGAAATTGAATTTAGTTTGCTGAACTGATTCCTTCAATAAGTTATCCCAAGGTGACGGTCTTATCTTTTTTTTCTTGCGACTCTTGCGAGTCATTAGGGGAAGACAATAAAAACCCCCGTTCACAGTTAAGTTTTGGTTGCCGTAGCCACCTTTTTGGACAATAAGTTAAGAGCTGTTAATAAATATATGCAAATATACGAAAGTTTTTGATTGTTGTCAAGTTTTTTACGAAATATTTTTAAACTTTTTTTTCTATGTCGGTTTTATATCATGTGTAAACTCTCTTAAAACCAATACCACATTGTGTTTTGGCCGTAAATGATGAATAACATACATTATCCTATAATACTTCTCTTTTTCATCAATATACATTAGCTCATCCTGTTTTGGGATGCTAAACAAGTTGACTTTATCTTTGATAATTGTCCAATTTTCATCTACGAGTGTAACAATATGTTTACTTTTAAGAAACATGATTTTATTTTTGTTTGGAGATATTTATTATTATCTAGATAACAATAACCTTAAAAACCTTAACAACCATGGGATGCGGATGCAAAGGTGGTAAAAAGAATGTTGCAACAACAACTACAACTACCACTATCACAACAACAACTTCTAATCAACCAACAACAGCTGTGCAAGTTCCAACTGTTCAGCCAACTGGAAGATGATTAGTATTAAGAAATTAATGGGGCGAAAGCCCCATTATTATTTCCTACAAATGTTAAACCCCTAGCAAAGCGATTTACTAGGGGTTATTAGTTCCAATCCCAGTGGTCCATTGGTGGAATCTATCTAAGAAATGTTATTTGACTGATTTCCAAATCAGTCCACGATTTATTTTACTAATTGTTTCTTGTGCGACCATAAATTTATTAGCAATGGTTTTTTGTTTAACACCTTCAGCAAGCATTCTCTTTATATCTAAAACATCTTCTTTTGATAATTTAGTATTATTTATATTTTCACCACATATTTGAGAATTTCTGCCTTTATTCCATCCAACTAATAAATAGTTCTTTAAATCTTCTCGCCGTATTTTCTTGTTTTCACCATCTTTAGTTATCCAACAAGTACCATATTGAGAATTTTGTTTACCTAAACCAGAATCTTTGCTCGATTCACTCATTTTTTGTTTTGAGGCCTCCGAATGTTTCTTACCCAACCAGTTTAATTGCCAATCATTTTTACGTTCACCATTTTGGTACTCTTTTTTTCTAGCAGAAGAAATTTTTTGTGAAAATTCTAATCTAAAATTTTTATCTGATTGTAATTTTTCTCTAAATGCCTGATTATGTTTTAAATTCCATCCGACACCACCATCAACTATATTCATACACATCTTATCAATCAACATATCTGATGTTATAACTTCCTTCTCGGCCTCAACCAATAATTCTCTCGAATCAAAGAACTCTAATATCTCTTTTAGATGATTTTCTACACCATATTTTCTTATCGAACGTCTTAATACTTTACCAGACCCCATATAACCGTCTTCAAGGTTACTAGTACTGTGCATTCCGATATAATATCTACCTGTTATAACACATGTTGTTTTATACAGGTAGTGAATGTTTGCTTTTTTTCTAGGCATATCTATATATTTCTATATAAATATGCGCTAGGTACAAAAAAGTCATCGTGGAGAATATCGGAATCGAACCGATGTCTTGTGCATTCTTCAAAAGCTTTCTACATGTTTAGAACAGAACTTTCTAGTTCTTCGCAATATCTTGCTGTTATGGTTAACAAGAAAACCACGGAGTTATTTAGCGTCTAACTCAGAACTGACGGTTTTTGGTGGTCTACCACCATCGCAGGATTAGGCTACTGCAAGCTCTCCTGAACCCACAGTTAGGACTGCTTCGTCAAGGAAATTTTCTGATACGATAAAATCGTTGTCGTTTGTTTTTTGATAGACATTTTAAAGTGCATTCCAATCTAGCACTACATGCTTACTAATTACGACTATACGCAATCAATACCTGTATTCCCCATAAATTAAAGAACTTCGATAATAAATATATCGTTTTTTACATTTGTCATCCAAAATGTAATACAAATATACTACATTTTGGATGAAAATGCAAGTTATTTTGCAAGTTTTTTTTCTTCTCGCTGTTTTTTTACCGTTGCAGCTCTTCGTTGACCAGCAACCCAATGCCTCATTTTTTCTTCAGGTGTCCATTTACCGTAGTTTTTCGGTGGTGAAATAATTCGATTAATATCTGGTGGTGTTACCTGATATTTTCTAGCTATTTCATCAATCGTCATACCCAGACGTTTTTTCATATCCTTGATAGTCTCCTTATCCTTTTCAGTTAAGTTATAATAGTTACTAAAAAGAATTTTTTCCTCAGGTGTTAAAACTGGTACTTCTGTTTTAGGCATTATTTTTTCCCTTTTGGTTTTGTAGTAATAATGTTATCAATTATACCGTAGTTTAAGGCTTCTTCAGCTGATAACCAAAGGTCCCTTTCAGCATCTTTCATAACTTCTTTTGGGTCTTTGTTAGTATATTCGCCGAGCAAGCCAAATAACAAGTCATTATACTTCTCACCTTCAGCAATTGAGCGTCTTATATCTTGGATGTTACCTTCAGCCCCTGTTGATACTTGGTGAAGCATTACACGGCTAAATCTTAGTGAATGACGCTTTCCCTTGGTTCCAGCACCCAATAAAATACTACCCATGCTAGCTGCCATACCTGTGTTGATGGTAACAATGTCAGATGATACATAATTCATTACATCCACAATTGATAAACCAGATTTTACGCTTCCACCTGGTGTGTCTACGTGAAGGGTAATGTCATTTTTATCCAATGTGTCCAAGAACATCAACTGTGCTTGAACAACAGTACTCATCCTGTCATTCACTGGGCCAGCAAGCCAAATAATTCTGTCCATCATCATTCTTGAGAAGATATCCATCTGAGTGACATTTAACGGCCTTTCTTCAAGAATGTATGGTGTTAATGATGCTTGGGTACCATAGATTCTATTTTGAATCTGTTCCCAATTGTAAAATTCCATTCCTGTAACGCCCATATGTTTAATGGCGTAATCTCTAAATTCGTTCGTTAGATTCATAGTTCTGTTGTTATGTAAATTGGTGTGTTATCTCCGACCCAAGCGCAACGAATATTAAAGTCAAAATATTCATATGCTTCTTCGTATGTCATACCATCTCTTTCAACCATAATTTGTAACATGGTTTCAATTGAATACGCGGCAACGGGGCCAAGATTAGGTCTTTCAGCAAGCCCTAAAATTGCATCATCAAATCCATCACAAAATAAAGCGTCTGGATTTATTTCAGCGATTTCATCTCTGGTCATTACTGTTGATTTTCGGCTGCTTCTTCCTCACCTTGTGCAAAGAGCGCTTTTATTGACTCGTGTAATGTTTCATACTTGTCGTAACCATACTTACGAAGCAATAAGGAGAATGTGTTTACGTCAGGCTTAATGATAACGATTTTTCCTCGTTCATCGTCAAAATAGATTTGAGCAATTAATTCTTCAATAACCATTTCTTTTTGCTCAGTTTCAAGTTGTTCAAAAATGGTCTCATTCAAAAGGATGATGATATCCTCGTTGGTCATGTGTTTCAAAAGGTCGTTTGCTTTTACGACTTTTCCGATTTCTTTCAATCGATTGTTGGCTAGAATTTTGATATTAACTTCTCTTAAGTTATCGATCTGGTCAACAAATCTACTGAAGAGTTCTTGGGTGTCTTCAAATACTTCTTCAAATTTTGCCATAGATAATTGTGATTTTAATATACAAATATACTAAAATAATCACTGAGTTGCAACTTTCTCCCCAAGTTTTTTCAATTCAATTATTAAATCTTTCTCTTCATCAGAAATTTGGTTTGGTACAAGCAAGTCAATTTCAACTAACATATCACCACGAACATCTGAGTTCATTGGTTTTAACCCCTTATTCTGAATTCTAAGCACTTTCCCAACTTTAGATAATTCAGGTAAAGATATTCTTATTTTTCCACCTTCTATTGTTGGTACCTCTATCTTATCACCTAAAATAAGTTGCGGATAAGTTACTTTTATCGTCATCTTTAGGTCATCATTAACACGAACAAATTTTTCATGTGGGAGAACCATAATAGTTATTATCAAATGACCAGCAATAGCATTTTTAGCGGCATGTCCTTTACCTTCCATTATCATCCGCATTCCATCGGCAACACCAGCTGGTATCCCTAAATCAAGAGTTTCTTCGACTGATTTAACTCCAGTTCCAGAACACGCATCACAAGATGTTTCGTATACATCACCAGCGCCAGCACATGTTGGACAAGTTTGTACGTTTCTTATATCGCCATAAGGTGTTTTTAATATTTCGACAACCATACCACCGCCATTACATGTGGTACAAATCTTTGGATTGCTACCACCTTTTCCATGACAATTTGTACATGTTTCATTTCTTTGATATTTGAATTTCTTTGATACACCAGAATAAACCTCCTCAAGAGTTAATTTAACAATCAAACTCATATCAGGTCCCCTATTTGCTTGTTTTTGGCTAAATCCTGACATTCCAAATTTTCTAAGAAATTCTTCCATTGGGTTGTAACCTGCACCACCCATATTTGGCTGTTGGTGACCATATAAGTCATATTTGTGCCTCTTATCTTTATCAGATAAGGTTTCATATGCTTCGGTAATTTCTTTAAACGCATCAGCGTCACCACCTTTATCTGGATGATGTGTCATTGCTAACTTACGATACGCCTTTTTAATATCGTCAAGTGAACAGCTCTTGTTTAATCCAAGAACTTCATAATAATCCCTTTTAGCCATCTATTTATTTTTATGCAAATATACGCTATTTTTCATTAAAAAACAAATTCATTGATATACAGGATAATCATAACAAAAAACGGAAAGTACGAAAAAACTCTACATAAATGTAAAAAGAGGGAAACCGCTTTTACCAACTATTGGAAGATAATTGATGAGAATCAAAAGGTTATATTCCCTAAAAAATACTTAAACACAAAGAAAATCAAACCCGTAAAATATGAAATTTGTGTGGTTAAACCAACTGAAAAGGGTGATGTGTTTAGGACAATAAGGGATGATTTTGGAAGAACTTATATTGAAAAACCAATTGGTGAGTGGACAATCATTGATTCTGCTCCATACCAAATAGAAGAACGATTCTGGGTGTTTGGAATGGACCCGAAGGCTAACAGACCAACAATAAAAGAAGTGGTTAAAAGGCTAGTTTCTGGGGCCTATAAGAAGAAAATGACTAAACAAGTAATTGTGGTCAATAATAAGCTTCTTATCTATAATGAAGAACAATTTGATATGGTTATTTGTAAATGTAAGGCTGATGCCCAAAGATTACATCATACATTAGCTAAAACAGCAAAAAAACAAAAAATAAAAAGTTTGCTGTTTATGGGTACAGCGACACCAGCAACAGCAAACCGTTTATATGATATTATTCAAGAAAATACTGGGTGGTCATACACCAAAATTTGGCGTACAACAACTAGGCCTTAATTGGTAATATTTTCTTCTGGTAAATCATCAATTTCATCCCCAACACCAAATTGTTTTGAAATGTCATCAATCATTTTGGCCACCTTATCCATTTCAAGTTTTGGTACCACAACTGGATTTAAACATTCAACCCTCTCTTCACCATCAGTTGACATAAAGAGAGCAATAGCATTCATTTTTTTATAATTAATCATGTGATTAATAGATTCTGCAAAAGGTTTAAGAATCTCAGGGTTTAGCATCATTTCACGGTCAAGGTAAAATACCAAAACCAATGGGTGTTGTGTTGTTTCGTTCATGTTTAGTTTTTTTCTAGTATTTCTATATTTGTTTGCCATGCAAACTTATTGTAATAATCAAGAATTGCCGAATTTTTTTGTTCTTCGCCAAATGCTGTAATTGCTTCAATTGGTGTATCGTCAATCATTAAATACACTATAAACTCAGGTACTACTCTATTCTTATGAGTTTTGCTTTTGTATTCATCGATTTTTTTTACTAGGATATACATAGTTGTTAAATTATACTCAAGACTATGATTTTTTTTTCAAAGTGTAAATAGTAAATAAAAAAAAGACCCACATTTCTGTGGGCCTTTAAAATACTTTAAGCTAGTCTCCAAGATGTGGGAGCATTTACTTCTAACTCAGTTTGAAGGTTGTTTCTAAAATTATAGTGATTTTTGGGTCGGTCTAATTTACCCTAATCGGTTTAAAGGTAGAAACAATACTAAAAGACCTACGTTTCTGTTTTAGCAATTGAATCTTAAGTGTTTTAGGTTTGCAGTATACACCTTTTTTAAGACAAGCTAAAGTATTTTTTTCTTAAATAGTTACTGGTGCGTAACGTTCGCTGTTTATCACAGCGAACATCATGCTGATTGGTGTCAGGTCTTTACCTGCCAACAAGTTGGTAAGTAAAGATGGGCTGAATCCAGATACCAAGGCTGTTCCTTGCTTATCGAACTGAACAGGGAAGTTATCGTTCCTTGCATTAAGGTTCCAATAAACAACCTTTGGCATCTTGTACCCTGCATCAGCGTACATAGATTCAATCATCTGCTGAGCAGTTGGATTCCAACCGCTGCTACGGCCCCAACCACCTCCAGTTGCGGAATTGAATTCCATGTCTGATAATATCAGAATCATGGTTGGCATTTCAGACTGAGCAACATTTGATTGCTTAGCCTTGGTCAAGATTAACTTGAACACAGCTTCGATGTCTGTTGAACCATCCCAATCAGCTCTTGCCAATTGGTTGTATCTTTCACTCAATGACCCCTTAAGGTATTGAAGTTTTGGATTGGTTGAGAAAGTGATGAACGCATCTTTGAAAGGGCCTTCGTTTCTTTCTGAAATGTATAAACCTAGTGAGATAGATACATCCATGCAGGTTACGTTCTTGCTACCACCAGCTGAACAGCTCATTGAGCCAGATACGTCAACAACTGGTAACAACATTTCGTTATTGTTCAACATATAGTTTGGAAGTGCTTTCCACTGTGCATCTGCACCCCTTGCACTACCAAATCTCAAATTCTTGGTAATATCGTATGGATATAAAGCACCAGCATTAATCTTTGTTTCACCTTTTTCAAGTGAAGTCAAGTATGCTTGGAATCTCTCCAAGTCATTCTTAGAGAATGCCTTCATGTAATCAGACATCGCCTTAGAAGGCAATTTAGAATACTCAATTGCACTCCAGTTCTTAGAACACATCAATTGTTCTACTGTGTTAGACAAGCTAACCAATAGCTTACGATATTCTTTTGGTGAAAGGTTTAAATACTTCCTAAGAGCAGTAGCTTGACGCTTGCTTTCCCTGTTACCACCATTTGGACGTGGCATCCACTTAGCACATAGGCCATTCTTGTCGGCAAGACCCTTGCTAATAAGCTCAAGGGCTTGATTTTCAAGCCTTGTACCTACAAGTACAAGCAAGTCATCCCAACGACCATACTCTGGGAACAATGACAAGTTCTTTGCTAAAGAATCAGTCTTTGTTTCAGCAAGGTGCGCAACGATGTCTCTGAAGATTTGTCTTTCTCCAGCACCACCTCTTACGTCACGTGCCCAGAACAATAGCTTCATGGCAGTTAAAGCGTCCTCATTATACGCTTTAACAAATGCGTTGATAAGACGTTGCTTATCTTGGCCACGCATAGCACCAATCTGGAAGAACAGGTTTACACAACTGTTCAAAGATGGTGTGCTTGTAGTCATACCGTTTTCAGTGTATGAATTGTTTGTCTGTAAAGCGTTTAATAAAGTGCTCATAAAAAATTTTTTTTCAATAAATTGTTTTGGATTATTATAGAGTTACAAATATACGAAGAAAATTAACGATTTGCAACTTTTTCCCCAACTTTTTTTGGTTTTTTTTCTACTGAGCGATATTTTATGTGCATTAAATCAATTGTTTTGACCTTAACTAATATGTCTTTTCGGTTTTTTCTTTGAAAGAAAACATATGGGTCTTTGACATGTTTTGGTTTGATATCCTTAATTGTATCTTGAGTATAAGCCATCTTTTTTTCCAAAAAACGCCGTAGTTTTAACGTACCAACAAGAATAAAGTATTCATCTGTTTCAAATGCTATTACATCCGAATCCCCATAAAGCCAGCCTATGTTTCCATCGGAATTTTGAATTTCAACCCAATTAATATTTTCATTTGGGTATGGGTCAAACCTATCGTCGTTCTTTATACCTTTTACATCAACTTTTACAGGGTCGCCATCAATTTCAACCATAACATCCCAATGTTTGTGTATATCCTCATATTTTGAGGCTTTTTTAATCAATGGAAAAATTTTTAAAAATTTCTCTTCAGCCTCTTTACCTTGTTTAACTTGTACATCATTTTTTGCCATGTTATGATGTTTGATTATTCTTTTTGAATCTTATTAATATCCCCTCAATTTCAATTTCAAATACATCGGCTGGAACAAAGATTACACCCTGTTTTAATTTATAAAACAATTCCTCATTCATTTTATTATGTATTGATTCTGGTAATTCATATACTAGAACCAAGCCATTCTTTTCAATGTCTGGGTTGTCAACGATTTCAGATACCGTCCTGATTAATTTTTCATATGTCATATTAAAATCTTGTAAATATTTTCTTTAGGAACATTTTTAGTTTGTAATGCCATGGTCGTTTAATAAAAACTACTTTTCCACGTTGTTCCTTTATTTCCTCACCAAGCCCGTTTTTGATTTCATCAATAAGTTGGGTCTTTTTTAGGTTGTTTGTATATTCAAACATTTCTCGCTCTCTTTCAGCAAGTTGAATCTCTTTTGTTAACATTTGGTCTGTCACATTCATAGTATCTTTTTTAACAAATATACAAAATTGTATTGATTTTTTCAAGTATTTTCATAGTTTTAAATAAAAAAAATATGAATGTACTAGTATTTTTACTTATTTCATATGGTGCCTGTAATAATATGATATTTGGCTCCATATTTGAAGGTTTTAGAAACTTTTTATCTAAATTTGGAACTGGTGGTTATAGTCTACATAAACTATTCACATGTTTTATGTGTTTAGGTACGTGGATGGGTTTTGCAATCACCGCTATATTATTGCTTGCTAAAATCCCCACACCAATTCAAATTTTAAATCCATGGTTATGTATTTTTTTTCATGGACTGTTATCCACAGGTGGTGTATGGTTAATTCATACAATTCAAGAAGCTTTTGAAAGAGCCTTTAATAATGAAACCCCAGATTAACTGGGGTTTTTTTATAGGTCTTTATTTTCAATACATTTCGGACATGCTTCTTCTGGCCCACAATCGCAATCACCAGTATCGTCTATTGCATTTTGAATCGTTTTCTTTGGTGGTAATTCGATAGTCTGTGAAATTTTTCTAACCTGACCATTTTTAGATTGTGCTTCTTTCATCTTACGATAATTCTCAGCTCTTTGTTCTTCAGCCAAGATTTCGGCTTCATCGTCATCATATTCTGTCATGTCTGGTCTTTGAACCTCATCAATTTCGATATCAGAAACAACTTGTGTAGGTTGGATTGATGGTCCTGATACAACATTGCTTTCTGGTTCTTCTGTTAAATCAAAGTCTTCTAGCTCTGGTACCAACTCTTCATCATTAAATGAAAATTTTAAGCGCTTTAGTTTTGCTAATGGGGTCTTTTTAAATAGTTCTTTTAGTTCATTGACTTTTTCTTTTAAAAGTTCATGTTTCTTTTCTCGTTCAACATTAACTTTAATCACTAAATCAACGTATTCTAAAAGTTCATCTAAACCAATGCCGTCTTTTTCACTAAAGAGCATGTAATAATTTAATCCCTCATCACCTTTAACCTTTTTTATTGCTTCAGATTCTGGTAATGTCCATCCATCTTTAAATATTACATCAATTACTGGATATCCTTCTAAATAACGGATACCAATAACATATGGTTGTAATGCATCTAATGCTTTTTGTAAATTTGCCATTGAAACGTTAAATTTTTATTCCTGTGAAGATACTCGCTAACAAATATGCTAACGATATACCCAATAACATTAAAGACTTTGCTGATACCCTATACTTTAGTGGTTGCTCTTGTGTTGACGTAAACCATGTCTGTAAAAAGTAATATGCGTGTCTTGCTGAATTCAGCAATGACATAAAAAACAAAACCATTAATATTTTATTGATAATGTCAATCCACATACTTAGGCTTTTTTATCTTCAGAATTTTTTTCTGAAATTTGTTTTCTTATTTCTTGTGCAAGGGCTTTGATATCTTGTAAAGATTTTCTTACCCTAACACCAGCAGCTTTATTGCTTTTCTCATAAAATTTAGTAACATCTTCTTTCATTGAAGCGACTAATTGTTCTAATTCTGTAAACTTATCCATTTTCGTTTTCTTTTTCTTGTGTGTTATTTGTTTTTGATATTAATGTTTGAAATTTACTTATCATCAACTCATTAATTGCTAATGACCTAAGGGTATCTTTTACCTTATGGACCTTTGTGTCAATACCATCAGATGAATTAATGGCTTTTTCTAAGTTTTCTTGAAGCTTTAGATTTTCAAGACTTAGGTCGGTTAATATAATAGTGATTATTCTTTGTGAATCCATGTGGGTAATTTAATAAAACATTTGAAAAAATCAAGTAAAAGGGCTATTTTTGTTCAAAATTTGTCCCAGACTCAAATAATTTATAGACTTCTATTAGCGTGTCTACGTCAGATTTGCTCTTATTATTGTTGTAATCTAAGATATATTTCCATAATTTTAGGATATTCTCATTGGCCTTTTCGGTTTCTGTTTTTGGTACTGTATAAAAGACTTGGAACATGAAATCGAAAAAGTATTTATACAGTTTTTGGCTATCAACATTAATACCTTCCAACTTAAAATTTTCCACATTCTTATTCCAGCACCACTTAAAATGATTTTTTTGTTCAGTTTGTGTGGTTATTTCATCACCTAAATAGGTAGCAAAAATAAGGTTTATTAACAATTGTACAAAATCACTATACAATTCGCATTTTTCGTACTTTATATTATGCGCCGCATAAAGAACCAAAATACTTTCTTTACTCATTGGCTTATTTAGATAGTTTATAAACCCAATTCCTTTGTTATTGCTTATCATGTCACAAATATAATAGTGAAACAAAAAAAATCAATATTGTGATTTATTAATAAATATTAGTAAAATGAAAAACCCCAGATACTCTGGGGGTTTTCTTATCTTCCTTGGCCACGGTAATTTTTTTCACTTTTATCATGTTTGTTAAAAGATTTTTTAGCTTTACCTGTGCTTTTTTTTCCAAAACTGATTTTGTTTGTGGCTGATGCGCCGCCTTTTGCTTTTGCCATAGTGATTTATTTACGTATTTTTTTGAGTTCTTTGGCTATGTCTTTTCTTACAGATTCCATTAACTCATCATCCATTGCTGGCATCATCGCAGCTTTTTCTGCTCTGATTTTTTCTAATGCAATTTCAGGGTGTTTTTTAGCTAACTCAAGATACTGTGGTGGAACCTCTTCTGCTGATTGGGGTTTACCATCAACACCTCTTACAACCAAATTTGGTTTACCTGTTCGTGCACTAAATAACAATTTCACATTGGCTGTTGAAACTGTTTTAACATCAATATCGTCATCAGCTGGTTCAATTGATGCTGCTGGGTCTGGTCTTTCGGCCTTTTTAATATCGGCAGCGCTAATCTTTTCAGCTCTGTCTTCAACATCTGGGGCGTCTAAGGTTGTATCTCCTTTTAAGAAGGTGTTATCATCTCCAGCATCATATGCATTATCATTTTCATCATCCCCATCAACATCATCCATTGGTGTATCCATTGGCGTATCTGTCATTTCCATATCTGGTCTCATTCTCATTGACTCAAGGTCGTCGCTTAATCCATCCATTTCATCATCTTCCCAGATTTCAGATTCAGCTATGCTTTTTTTTTTTACATCTTCCCAGTTACCCTTCTTAGCATCAGTTGACATTTTTGTTTTTTTGTCTTCAATGTGTTCTGTTGCTTCAGGTGCTGAAGAAGTA